CTCGCCTCCACCTACGTCTTCACCAGCCGGCTCCCCTTCACCGGCACCCCCTGCACCGCCACCGGCTACAGCGCCGAAACCCTCTGCCGCAACTTCGGCCCCATCCACGACACCCCGCCCCGCGGCATCCGCAACATCGCCGACCCCGCACCCCAGGTCGCCGGACCCCTCCCCGCCGGATACACCGCCATCCTCGACCACGCCGAACTCCGCGGACTCGACAAGCAGGTCCGCGACAGCTCCGACCCCAAGAAGCGCCACCTCGGCGCCTGACACCCACCACCAACCGGAGGACACCATGACCAACATCAGCATCGACGCCAAGCTCACCGCCGGCACCACCTACCGGTGGGACCTCGTCGCCGTCACCGCCGAAGGCATCGACTACCACACCGGATCCGCCGTCGGCACCTCCATGTGGGGCTACTACACGGCCGCCCCCGGCGACACCGGCCACACCGCCAAGGCCGCCGCCACCCACCTCGCCGCCCACCAGCTCGGCAAGACCGTCCACGCCGTGCAGGCCCACCGATTCACCCTGAGCAAGCAGTGACCAGCCGGGGCGCCCCTCGAATGCCTGGAAGCGACCAGGGGCGCCCCGCACCCCCGCCCGACACCAGACCGAACGAGGAGATCACCATCATGGCATCACGCATGACCGACCAGCAGTGGGAAGCCCAGAACGGCAGCCTCTCCCCGGGCGAAGCCACCGCCCGCGGACTCTGCTGGTGCTGCACCGGCAACGGCGTCCTCTACACCGCCTTCGGCGGCGCCCAGCGCAAGGTCCGCTGCCCCGAGAAATGCGACCACGGCAAGGCCAGGCGATGACCACGACAACCCTGTCCCTAACCGCGCCCCCCGCCCTCGACCTCGACGCCCGGCTCGCCCTCACCGACGCCATCATGGGCGCCCGACTCGACCAAGCCGCCATCGCCTTCGAAGTCCGCACCGCCCACATCCCCTCGGCCGACCCAACCCCTACCATCACCGCCGCCCCACCCGAACCCTGCCCCTACACCACCCCACTCGCCCGGCTCCTCCACCACGCCCGCATCCGGCTCACCACCCACGGCTGGTGCACCGACGCCCTCCGCGACGAGCAAGGCGCCACCTGCCTCATGGGCGCACTCCGAGCCACCGCCCACAGCCGGCACCACGCCGACGACGCCATGCAACTCCTCCTGGAAGCCATCCGCCGCGACTACCCGAGCACCCCCTCCGTGCCCGCCTGGAACGACCGGCACGCCACTCCCCACCTCGCCGCTCGCTACCTCGACCGGGCTGCCGAACTCGCCCACGCGCGCGGAGCCTGAACTACCCGGCTTGAACGCGTCTTGCTTGACCGCGGCGATCACTGTATGTCACAGTGCCCCCAGGGCAGGACACGTGTGCCCGCAAGCCTCTAAGGCCCCCAGCCGCTGCCGGGGGCCTTTTGCATGCCCGGGGGAGGCCCATGACACCGCACGACCTGTACCCCGCCGACCTCGTCTACGAGCACGAAGCCGTCGCCGCCACCGGCGTCCCCGGCACCGTCATCCGCCAGTGGGCCCGCCGCGGCAAGATCCAACGATTCCAGGGCAACGGGCAACTCACCGGCCAAGGACACGAGTACAAGACCATGTACGCCCTCCCCGAAATCAAAGAGCGCGCCAAGACCTATCGGCCCATGCCGCAGCGCGCGCCCAAAGCCGCCTGAGGAGGCCAGGTGGAGGCTCGGATCTTCCGCTGGGAAGTCCCCGTCGACGATCGCTGGCATCCCATTCCCGGCTGCGGAACACCGCTCCACGTCGACTGCCGGGACCCGCTCGTCGTCGAGTTCTGGGCGTGGCGCCGCGACGACCTCCCGGCCCGGCACCTGCGCGTCTTCGGCACCGGCCATCCGATCCCCGACGGCACCCACTACCGAGGCACCGCCATCGCGCCCGGCGGCCAGCTCGTCTGGCACCTCATCGAAATGCCCTGACCGCCAGGAGGTGACCATGCCCTCCTGGCGCGCCCTCGCCGTCACGACCGCAGCAGCAGCCCTACTGCTCGCCTCAACCCCGCCTGCCGCCTCGGCAACCGGGCCGGTTTACTCGGGCCGTGGCTGGAAGATCCTCACCCGCGAAGGCATCTACAGCCTGCATCCCGACCCATACGAGATCGTGTGGGCCGACGCGACGGCCAGGTCGAAGCTGAAGCCGTACCTGGCGAAGCCGGCCGGGCAGATCACCGCGGTCACCGGCGTGCAGGTCACCGTCACCGACCTCATCGACCTCACCCCGCCCGAGCTGTGCCCGCCACGGCACCGCATCGTCGTCCACTACGGACACCAGCCCATGGGCATCAGCGGCATGTCGCAGGCCCGGCCCTGCTACTCGGTTGCCGACGGCTCCGCATGGGGCGGCCACGTCCTGGTCGACTCCGAGTACTGGACGACACCGAACTGGTTCTCGACCGATCCGGTGAAGAACGACGCCTACCGGTGGAACGCCGTCTCGCACGAACTGGGACACGTCCTCGGCCTCGACCACCCCAACACGGACGTCGACGGCGACGGCACTGTCGAGCCATACGAATGCGTCACCACCGCATCCGGCACCCGGCCGCTCATGTGCAGCCCCAACGGCGGCTACCTCAACGCCACCGACGCCGGCCGCTTCACACCGCCCTTCGACGAGCCCGGCCTCAAGCAGCTCGCCGCGAACTGGTACCTCCGCAACGCATGACGGGAGCCTGCACCATGGCCGACGACCTGCTCGTCATCATCCCGACGCGGGGCCGACCCCGAGCCGTCCCCGAGATCATGCAGGCATGGGCCGAAACCGGCGCCACTGCAGACATCCTGTTCTGCGTCGACAAAGACGACCCCGAACTCGCCGCGTACAAAGAGCAGGCGAAGGTGCTGGCCGACGACGCTCGAGTGCGATTCGTGTTCTGGGCGCGCAAACGGCTGTGCGGCACCCTCAACCAGGCCGCCGTGAAGAACGCCGACTCCTACCGGTTCCTCGCCTTCATGGGCGACGACCACCGGCCCCGGCCGGCAGCCCGGCCCTGGGACGAACGCTTCCGCGAATGCCTCTCCGGCGGCCCCGGCATCGTCTACGGCAACGACCTGCTGCAGGGCGAGAAGATGGCCACAGCCGTCGCCATGACCTCCGACATCGTGCAGACGCTCGGCTACATGGCGCCCCCGCAGCTCCAGCACCTGTGCCTTGACCTGGTCTGGCTGGACTGGGGGCGCGGCATGCAGCGCATCACCTACCTGCACGACGTGGTGATCGAGCACCTGCATCCGGCCGCGCACAAGGCAGAGATGGACGCGGGCTACGAAGAGGTCAACAGCTCGCAGCAGGTGTCCAAGGACGGCGCCGCCTACTACGCCTACCGCGACGAAGGCAGCCTCGAAGCCGACCTGGCCAAGCTGCGGAAGCTCATCGAGGAGGGCTGATGCGCGTCCTTCTCACCGGCCACCGCGGGTTCGTCGGCGGCCACCTGCACGCAGCCCTCGACGCCCGCGGTTGGGACGTCACCGGCATCGACCTGGTCGACAGCAGCGACGCCCTCGATTTCCTCCGCACCAACGACAGCCCCTACGATCTCGCGATCCACTGCGCGGCGATCGTCGGCGGCCGGGCCAGCATCGACGGCACCCCACTCGGCGTCGCCACCAACCTCGCCCTCGACTCCTGGTACATGCGCTGGCTCATCCGCGCCCGAGTGCCGCGGGCCGTGTACTTTTCCAGCTCGGCCGCCTACCCGATCTCGCTGCAGCAGCCCGGCCCGGTCCGGCGCCTGCACGAGGAAGACATCAACCTCGCGTACATGGAGGAACCCGACGCCACCTACGGCTGGGCCAAGCTGACCGGGGAGAAGCTCGCCACCTACGCCGAAGCAGAAGGATGCCGCATCCTCATCCCGCGGCCGTTCTCCGGCTATGGCGCAGACCAGGCCGACTGCTACCCGTTCCCCGCGTTCGTCGCCCGGGCCAAGCGGCGGGACGATCCGTTCGAGATCTGGGGTTCCGGCGAT